TTTCATGAACAATCCTACCTCATTCAAGGTAAGATAATTACAACTATATTGGTCTACATACAATATATAGGTAACAGAATTTAGATCAACTCTTTTGATTGCGTTGTCTGAGATGAACCCAAACTGCCAAGTTGTTGCTGCTTGGCTGTCTGCTGCGGCGGTTCCGTCCGAATCTGATAGTTCATGTGCAAATACGGGAATGGTGGACCTAGCATCGCTCTGGTAATCAGAAGCTCCATTAACCTGTCCTAAAGCAGAAACAAGGGTTACTTGGTCAGGACCATAAGTACTAATTACCGTATCCCCTTCGACTCCAAGCTGGAAATACCTAACTTGGAAGTTTGTAATGTCAGCCGCTCCAGAGCCCGCATATAAGAGGCCGAGCCCTGCCCCCATCCCAGAAGTGATGACATTGTGATCGTCAAAGGCTACTTCCTCCTTACCGTCAGTATACACCTTGACAATCTGTAAATGTCCTGTGATGTCGATTTGGTCCTTCTGCTTCATGTCTTATTATAGATTAATCCAAATTAGGTACTCTTCTTGTGTGGGTCGAGTCCTGCCCATTATATCTAGTATCAATCGTATCACTTATGCCCACATAGCCAATACTCCACCTGATTATCAGAGAGAAGTCTGAAGTCTTGGGTATTCCAGTGAAACTTTTGTAAGCCATGAGGGTTGGAGAATCTTGAGCATACCCTCTTGGGTTTTTAGCGAAAAGACCAGCCTCAGAGATAGTAAGGCCGTTTCCACTATTTGTATCTAGCGTAAGAATAGACTCGAAAGAATCGTAGTAAATTCTGGTTGAGTATTCTCCTCCGATCTTTGCGAAGTACTCGTCAACCCCGGAATAGCTGATAGCAGAGAATGTAGGGTCCTCAAATTGAAGCTCGCTGCCGTTATATACAGGGAATGCTCTATACCTCTTGTATAGCTCCATGTCGCTGTCTGAGCCATACTGAGACCATGAGAGGGGGCTAGACAGGCTGAAGAAGATCGAGGAGGTATCGTTAGCAGGAAGTGTGTTCGTCCCTGTTCCAAACTGGTAGTAGCGTGGACGGTAATCCTCAGCATACTTCGACCCTGCTTGGTGAAGGATATCTAAAAAGGCTGAGTAAAGACCAGCAGTGATCATGTTGCTCTCATCAACAACAGTCTCCTGTGTACCGTCCTTGTAAACCTTACAAACTGTTACATGGCCTTGCATCATGATCTAAAGTCTATCCTCCAACGAAATGTAAGAGTGCCCATAGTGTCAAATCTATCTCTAGCACATAGATTTTCAGTAAAAGTTTTCTTAGCAAACAATCTATATCTTAGTCCAGTCTCTCCATTTGAATCAGGCGTTAGATCATAGGGCGGTGTTTGATTTTTAAGAGACTCCTTATTATCATATACCCATAAACCTATATGGTGGATACCTCCATACACAGCCATCCATCGTATATCACTAGCATGGATCAGAGAGTAAATTTCTACATACCCATTAGTTATTTGTAAGCTACTCGTAGCTTCGGTTCCTCTGTAAAAAGCTGCTCCAGCAAACCCTTCTCCGTATGTAGAATCATCCTCATGTTGGATGCTTACAAATCCGTGTTTATCGACACTCCCTCTACCGTTAAAGTTTGATGTGTTAATAACTTTAGATCCGCCCGCAGAAAACTCAACATTAGCTTCAGGCGTTCCCGAAAAGTCTGCGTCAAGCGAACTAACAAAATAAATATTCTCTATCTTACCTGTTGTTTTAGGAGCAAACGCTCCGATGGTTAGCGATGATGGATTAGTATCCCAATAAACCCTATTTTCATGGTGTCCAAAAAAGGTTTGTCCATCACCACTTACTGTAGCATATTGATACTGAGCTTTTGGCTCCAAATCAGTATCCATAGGATCGGGGTAGGAAGGGAGCTTTTTAGGAATATCGTATCCACTGGTTGCGGTAAGTGTTGAATTAGTGGGATTTAGAACCCGAAGAGTGTTTTGAGCATATCCGATATTTATCCAAGAACTTGGATCAGCTATTGCTTCGGCAGTTACATAAGAAGCATTAGCCGAGATAAGCTCTCTAGATCCGTCCGCGCAACTAGCGTCAGCGTAAGTCGGTTGGCCGAACGAGTCTTTTGCTGGAGAAAAGGTTATAGCAGCAAAGCTCCAGTTCGATGCGTCCATAACGCGAGGTGCATAGCCTAATGTGGAGGAGGGCACACTCATCATCTCGGCTATACTCTCCCCACCACCATCAACTATGAGATTAGACTCCTGAAGAATTACCTCTTCGGAGCCATCCTCATGATGCTGTATTACTGTTACGCTACCCTTCATAAACCGTTACCACCGTGTACTGTCCTCCTGACTGTGTTGCAGTTCCCATGTTTGCATTATTTCTGTAGTTCAACCTACTACCACCACTTGCCTCAAATGTTGCAGAGGTGTTAATAGCGTCCCTACTTGCCAAGTTGTTTCTTATGCTGTTGAAGTATCTGAAGATTGCTCTCATATCCTCAACATTGATTTCAACCTCACCATATTGAGAGGAGACTACCGCTCTCCTCTTCCTAGTAAGGTCAGTGATTTCTATACTTTCAATTACAATAAACTTCTCTTCGTCCCCAGTGGGAGCGAAGAATTCTAACACATACTTCTGATCGTTTCTGTGGACCTGTCCGTAATCTCTTTGATACTGTGCTGTAAGCTCAGTTACAGGAGACTCGACAGTTCTGAACTTGTAAGTAAGTGTTTGTCTAGTCTTTTCTGATATATTTATTATAGCGTCTGGGTTAGTGCCCTCGATGATGGTTGTTTCAGTCAGAGGCTCATAGCAGCGATAATCGGTGCTCTGTCTAATCCCGTCTGGAGTGTTTGCAGAAGTGTTTAGGTTATTTAGATTACCTTCCTCGAACCTTCTGACCTGAGTGTAGCCCGCGACCTTCGAGATCCCGTTCCTTCCAGCAAACGCGCTTGTGTCTGATCTTTCCCAATAGTCGGTTCCTGTAACAAATACCTCATCGGGAATGCAGGTATAGGGCTTAGGTACATAAGAGAATACTTGCCCATTCTCGTTTTCAGTATGAACCCACATGCCTAAAGACTGTCCACCAATCTCTCGACCAGTTAGAGCTAGGTTGTGACCTGTAACTTTAACCTCATACTCATGACCGGGTGAAAGGAAGTTTCTAGCATCATTACCGCTGTCTGAGTTATCAATCTTAACTCTAATTCTTGGTAACTTATTTCTTGAAGTTGATCTGTGATACTTTAGGATTGTGTTGTTTATGAGGTAGTTAGCAAACGAATACTTACTCTGCTCATTTCTACTTAATCTAAAGACTGAGAAGATTGGGTGTGCCGCAGCGTCATCGCTAGTTGAAGATGTATCGACTAACTCGATACCACTAATAATGTGCTCGTTTCTGAACTCAGGCTTCCCTACATATACATCAGCAGTGGTAGATGCAGCTACAGTTCCTAATCCGATGCCTTCTTCACTTAATACCCCGCTTCCGTCGTAGAAAGAGATATCAACCTCTACCTCAGCAGAACTGGCCTGTAAATAAGCACTTGTGTCGATAGCTGATCCGTCTACATCTAAATTGTGATTGTAGATATAAGGGCCAAATGTGTGAGAGAAAATGTTTGGGCCACCCACTAAATCATATGATGAGTTGGTTGGGTGGTTCTTATATGGACCAGCAATCTCCGTGTAGTCTTTGTAAAGAGAGTGAAGCTTCTTACCAAACTCAAAGTGTTCCAAGTCTTTGATAGAGAAGGAATCTATAGAGTTATTGATGAGATGGTTGCCTATAGATAAAATAGGATCAGCACTTCTCTCCATCCACGCGCTTAGATCAACAGGAGTAAGGGAAGAGTTAGTTGAAGGCCAGTCCTTGTTTCGGCTTCCGTTTTCGTTGTAATACCCAGATACAATGGAACTTGCTTGTAAGTAATACTTCTTCTCGTTTAGTCTGTGCATAGAAGCCATGATCTCATCAAGCTCGTTGCGTCTTCCATAAGTAACACAATCGGAGCTAGTTAGTTCCTGCTTCTGTCTGAATGGGAAGGTGTTGCTGGTATCGACACCGTAGAAAGTATTAGAAGAGTTTAGGTTCTCACAAATGTCCCACACTTCAGGAACATTCTTATAATCTAGGAGTGTGCCTATTCCGTTTCCTATCGTGTTCTGCTTGGTAGGGACATGAGCAAAATCTAGAGACGATGGTATGAATCCTAGAATGTTAACAGCAGAAGTTGTTGACCAGAAGGTAGAGGATGTCTCTAGCTTTCCGGGGCTGCCTGTTCCGTTCCTACTTACCATTCTTGTCTCAGGTAATAGGTTTCTGAAGTTTCTTCTCCTCAGAGAGTTTCTTGGTAGCGACAGGTAAGTATTGCCTCCTGAATCAAACAAGCTATCATCAATATTATCTACCTCGGTGCGCTTGAACCTGTTGTCGTTCATGGCAACAGCACATACTGCATAGCCTGCAACATGAGAGGAGCCTTCGTACAAGCTAGTAAATCTACTGTTGACATCGTAGCAGGGATTGTCTTGTACGCCTGATGCGGAGTCTGTTGTATCGGATACAGTGAGAAGGATGTCTGGTATTGCGTGTGCTGGAGCTACCTCGTTTACAACGCTACGGAGCTTTCTGACACCATAAGATCCGTCTGAGTTTAGTTGTCTCGATGAGAAATCAAATGAGCTTGCAGCTAGAGAGATGAGGAAGTGGGATGATTTTCCGTTCCAAAGTGTAAGCAAACTAACCTGATCTATCTCTCTGTTTCCTGTAGCTGCCTTTACAATCTCGTCGTAGTTTGGAGCATACTTGCGCTCCTTAGTGAAGATTACAAAGTTATTAATAACAGAGGCTATGTCTGTATTGTAGTTTGTATCAGTTGTTATGAATGAGGTTACTTGTTCTGCAAACGCTTTTGGTACACCGTAGCACTTTAAGTAATACTCAATCCTCTCAAGCATAGCTGGAGTAATTTGAGCTTGTGAGTAGAACTGACGCTTCTCATAAGGGGGGATGTAGTTTATTCCGCCTCTATACCTGTACACATAATCTGGGTGATACCAGAGTCGTAAATCCTTTGACGCTTCTGTCTCTCTTGATCCTGTTCTGAATTTATAACTACCGCTTCCGTCAGGCTGTAAGTGGTAAGGTCCGAACCATACCTCATAGTCCTCTGGTTTTATTTCTATGCGCCTACCGTCCTGACCAAATACTTCCCTGTTAGTAGGAAGCACAGTAAGCCTTGGAGTGGGGTAGGGCTTATTTCCTAAGAAGAAGGAATCAGGGAACTCTAGCATAAGATCAAAAATAATCTTGTCTACTAGAAGTTTAATGTTCTGCTCTAAACTTTCATTAGAGTAGCGTGTTACACCAAACTGTTTCGCCAACTCTGGGGTATAAGTCTTAGAGTCTTTAAGTGCTTCAGACTTTGTGGCTAATGAGTAGAATAGTAGATCAGGAAGGTATGATTCCCAAAGCTCAAAAACCTTTTCTCCATCAACAACATTAAAAACTCCTTGAGAGAATATGAGATCAAGAAGTGTTTGAATTGAGGACTTGGTTCCCTTCTTCTTGTAAACCTCGACTGCGTTACGAAGTTGAACTCTCCACTTGTCTGGGTCTACGCCGATCAGTCTCCAACCGATCAAGTCAGCCAGAAGCTCTAGGTACTGGTCTGGGCATTTTCCTATATCGTAAAGAATATTAAGCTCGTTATCTTCAGTGATGCGATCAGCCATGCTGAATGACATGGCTTGCAAGAACTTGACTAGAGGACCTTCTGCTTGCTCGTCCTCAATTAACCCGCCTCCTGCTAAGTAATCTATGAATGCGTCCTTAACTTTGTGATCCGCAGAATCTAAGTAGTGAGGAGAGTATACAACTTCGTTTAGAGTTTTTAGTCTATCTAGTAATTGAGTTCCGCTAGTATATTGACCTGTATCCGTATTAGCGCCCGACACATAATCTATTGGGATGATGTTATCTGAAAGACCAAACTCTGCTTTTAGTCTCCAAAGGTACTCTTGAAATATATTAATACAATCTACGAACTCAATCGGGCGGCCCGCCCAAAGGTTTGTGGTGATTAGTTCTGCTACTGCACTTGATGGATCAAACGCAGTTAGGTTTGGGCCTTCTCTGTTCAAGAAGTAAATCCACCCTAAATTCTCAATTAAGAACTTGTGGGTGCCACTACTATCACTTGCGAAAACACCAGAGGTTCTAGTGTTATCAGTTAGGTCTGTGTGCGCCCCTGTTGTAGGGACTGGGAACTTTGCGAGTGTAGTTTTTACATGAGCTAGGAATGTCGAGCTTGAATCGAAATCTCTATAAAAACTGCCTAGTGGTCCTAGAATGTTTCTCTCAAAATCATCAGGGGTTATGATGTTGGGAACATTTTGCTTGTAGAAAAATCTTGCTATACCTTCTTGAGTGTTTAGCGCAGACAGGTCAGGAACACTTGCAAGAGAAGATACAGGAAGAATTGTATTGATATTAGCGGCAGCTAAAATGTGTGAGTTGATTATCTGATCAGTGTAAGAAATGCTTTGACCAGATAACGCGATCTCATCATCAAAATATACTTGAGGGATAATCTTTTTTAAAGCATCTAAGTAGTTTCTTTTGAAGTATTTCTGACCACTATCGTAGTTTTCAAAAGATCGACCAGTCGATACGACGGAGACTAGCTTGCTGCTAGTTTCGCCTAGATCATTTATCTTACTGGATTTTACTACTCTTCTTGTCATCAGACTAATACTGTTTTAATAACAAAGTTGTTTAGTTGAATGATTTCGTTGAAATCAACATCAATTAGAGGTTCGGTATTATCTACCGTTGCAAATCTAACATTAGATAGGTTGAATATTTCTTTGCTAAGATCAGCGGCTACGAAAGCTTTTCCGAAGTCAGTATTATCTACATCAAAGTAGTTAAGAATAACATCAGACACTTCCTGCTCAATCTGACCTTTTATGTCTTGAAGCTCTTTGTCTATTCTGATTGTAATAATTAGATCTAGCGTCCTGATTAAACCATCTACAACAACCACCTCATCAGTGATCATCTTCTTCTCCTCAATCTCATCAAGCAATTGTTTCTTGAAAGATATCGAAGCTTTTTGTAGCTTGGTCTGGGATGCTCGCTCCAAAGTGTAGACATCTATAACATTAGCAGAACTATAAGCATCTCTAACTACAGCAGTTGTTTTTCCTAAAGTGCCCTGCTTTGATCTAAAGGTATTACCGAATGCGATGTAATCCTCTAGCGTTACAATCCTATCCTGCCTTCTAAAGTTTAGGGGTGCGTACTTCTTGGCGTGCTCCGCTGTCTCTGCCTCAGAACCGCCCGTCATAGGTGTTCTATTTTCTACAGTAAACTTAAGAGTGGTGTCGTTGTCGGTGTCGGCAGTCAGAGAAACATTAATAGTTTCAGATGGAAGATTACCTCTAGTCCCGCCACCTACTCTATAGGCTACAGTAAACTCAGCATTTGGAGGAGGAGCAATACCTACGAAGTTATCTCCAAAGATGATCGTAGCAGCATAATCATCATCATAAGATACTTGGAAAACTCTGTCTGTTGCGCCTGAAGCGGAGTAAAGGCGTTCAACCTGCTCATACTGCCCTGTAGCTGGATTACCTACACCAGCATCTACATACACATCAACACTACCGTCAATGATTGGGGAATCCGTTAGTGTAATTGTTTTGTTACCTTCTGTCGTATCAAATGTACCGTTTTGAGTAACTAAAGCGCCCTCAACCAAAGCTAGGTTAGTGAACAGCGAACTAGCTGCGTTATCAGCTTCGCTGCCTTCTAAACTTATGGTGGCATTAAGTGAGTCTAGATTTTGAATAAGATTATTCTCAATCTTGTACAGAGTGTAGTTTACTGGAGCGCCGTCTTCTTGGGAGATTATTGAAAATACTCTAGAAGATGGTTGGAATACTAATGGGAAGTCGGAAGCTATTGGATCAGTATCAGCCTGTAGTCTAGCACCGCCAACAGCGGAAAGGGGTCCCCTAAGATCTATACCGATAAGCTCCAGAAGCTTCTTTAGGTTGTTTCGAGTCTTAACGGTTCTGAGGTAGTTCTCGTTGGCAAGCATGTCTGCCTTCAAGGAGGATACTGCGCCCATGTAGGAGACAAGCTCGATCAACATCATACCTAAATCAGACTCAGCAAAGTTCTGATAATCATTAGGGTATACAGCTTTGACATACTTGATCAGATCTTGACGAATGGTATAGAAATCGTTTCCAGCATAATTAATATACTGCTGCTTCTTCCTGTCTGGGATGACAGCAAGTTTCATGAAATCTGAATCTGTTGTTCCTGAAAAAGACATTACTTGACCTCTATATCAGCCTCAAAAGTATCTAGGGATGAATCGCGTAATTGTAGGGTTAGCGATATTTTTAATAAATGCTCGTTATCGGGCTCTCCACCTAGGACCGAAATTTTTATAACATTTGCTTGTGGGAAATATTTAGTAATTGAGCCGAGAACCTCCTGCTTGATTAGTATAAAAGTTACTTCATCCATAGGCTCAAATACATATTTTCTAAGACTAACACCAAAATCAGGAAGCATTACTCGCTCCCCCCTTTCTGTTTTAAGGAGTTGTCTAAGGTTATTTCTAATGAGGCTGATACCTGATGCCTTGTTGAAGTATGACCCTGTTCTTGGAGAACTAATCCCAGAGTCTCCAGCAACTTTTGAAACGGTAGCTGTTAGAGGATAAGCTAATCCACTCTTTTTTCTGTACTGAGCTTTGATAGACTTTTGTACAGAAATAGAGACCTCTCTTCCATATTTGTTAAATGTTGTTGTAGTAGCCATTATGTTCTAATATTTTCAAAGAAGCCTCGTTGAGCTTTATAGTTTTTAGTAACCTCGTCAGAAGTTAGAGGTCTGCTGTAGAACTTTACGCTTCCTAGGAATCCATGGAGACCACTCTTCTTCCCTCCCCATTCGCCTCCTAAGAAGTTCATACCAGTATTACTCCCTTCCACATACCAATCGGTTCCTTTGGCATCCATACCATCAGTATATCCTCCACCGATAATGAATGGGGTTAGGTTTACTCTACTCCTGTCGAAAGCATTAGGGCCTTCCCAATACCAGAAGTCCTTCTGACCAACTCGGTTTGCTGGGAACCTTGGAGCGACAACAGGTAGATCCTCATGAGTGGTTCCGTATCGGAAGCTAGATGCATCTAGTTTACTTGGAATATTAGGAGGACCTTCTACACCAAATGTATCGAAAGCTCCAGAGGTTATCATCTTGTTACCATTCAGATAGATGCTAACTTCATCGTTAGTATAATCTACCGTAATCGTTGCTAACATGAATGA